CCTTTGCGTCAAATGGAACAAAGAAATGGTACAGGAAATCAGGCAAACACTAGTGGAATAAATCCAATTCACTATGGTCACATGACAGTTTTTCAAGACCAAGAATCTAAAAGTGGACTTTACATGTCATCTGCTCCTGATGAAACATTCGTTGCTTTGGAGCATGGTAATTCTGCATCGTATATGGAGATACAGGATAACGGAGATACTGTTCAGCAAATTTATGGTAATGGATATAGGATTACAACTAAGAATGAACATGTTTTGGTTGAAGGATTCTGTTCAATAAAAGTTGTCGGTAACTGTCAGTTGGAAATTGAAGGTGATAGGATTGAACATGTGAAAGGGGATTATAAATTACGAGTTGATGGTAATTATGACATCATTGCAAAAAAAGGATACATGCTCACCAGTTCTGAAGATATTGACATATACGTGCATGGAGTGACGAGTGCATTGACGATTCATGCACCGAATGTACCTGCTCTTACTCCTGGAATTATTTTGAATGGTAGCACAGTGGTTGAAGGTTCTCTCGATGCATCTTCTGTTTCTTCTGCGGGAGCAGTGACTGCCAAACTAAGTTTGTTTGTTGGTCCTGCTGGTATAGTGTGTGCAGGTGGAGCAATGATTGGGTTTGCTACTGGTATTCCAGTACCTGGAGTCATTAAGTCTTCAGTTTCGGTGTTATCACCATTAGGAGTATTTGGGATGGTGAGAGATGCTGGTGGATTTTTGATGTCTTTGAGAATGAAATATAATCTTCATTTTCATGAAGGCGTTGAAAATGGACCTTCTCTTACAGGACCAACTGATGAACCAGATGGTCCTGCGTTGCTAGGTTAATAATATAATGGAGAGTTATAATGTCAAATAGTGTATTCGATAGATTAGGTTATAATTTTGATTCAATTAATTTTGAGGGTGCTGAACAACTTTCAGAAGGTGCATTGAATAGTTTAGAAACAAGAAAAACAACACTGACAACGTGGCAATACGATCAAGTTGCGAGAGGTGATACTGCCAAAACAAATTATTTTAGAAATCCGACAGCGAATCTTTATATTACATTACGCAATACCGCCAATTCAATTAATATATTGGCACAAAATCTTTCACTATCAAATATTGCCACACAAGCAAATAATTTTATTCGTGAGTTGGATAGATTCAAATCACATACCGATAACATTTCAGGTGTTTTGGAAATGACTGGTAGACGTATTAGTCCTGATACACCACAGTATGAAACAGCCATAGCTACTGCCGAACAGATGGTAACTCTATTATATTCTGCTGATGGTGTAGCAAATACAGTTGGTGCGTTAGGTAGTTTTACTAGTCTCTTCATCAATAAACAATTGACTGCTAATGATACTATACTTGCTGCTGATTTAACATCGTTGAACACTTCACAAGTTCTCACTGGATTGCCTCTAACTCTACAATCAACTTTGGGTGGAGTGGCACTTGAAGCAATCAATTCACACATTGCTATAGCAAACACAATGATTGCTGCTCGTAGAAATCATGATTGGAATTTTTACCAAAAATCAAGAGCAATCAGTTCTGATATGAGTAGAGTGAGTCAATTCAATAGTATGGGTAAAATGAAAACTGAACTTATTTCGAATAAAATAGGGACAGATGCTCTGTTGGCAAATTTACAAGCACCTGTAATTCATAACTCAAATACTGGAGTTTATGCTTCATCCACTACTATTGACACAACACCGAATGCTGATTCTATACTTGCAGCAACACTTGCTAAGTCTAATACAGCATTCGCAAATTACTATGCAACAGCATCGTCAATACAAGAAGAAGTAATTCTTGATACTGGAGTTGCTGTAGGGTCGCAACAAGATATAGTCACAAACTATATCAATTCAGTAACACAAAACACTTAAAGGTTGAATAAATAGCATATGGCTACAGTTACCACAGATACAGTAAGAGACTTTCGGGATTTGGACTTGTCGTTCAATATTCATCCTGTCAAAAAGGATATTAATAAACATGTCGGTGTCAAGGCAGTTATTAATTCGATAAAAAACCTAGTCCTTACTAATCACTACGAAAAACCATTCCAACCAGAGATTGGATCGAATGTTCGTAAACTATTGTTTGAAAACATTGATGAACTGACATCAATTGCCCTTCAAAGAGAGATAGCACAAGTTATAGCAAACTATGAACCAAGAGCAAGTGTCTCTAAGGTTTATGTTTTTGCTGATTATGAAAATAATGGATTCAGTGTGGAGGTTGAGTTTTCTGTTATCAACCAATCTGACCCAATCACAATTACTTTTTTCCTCGAACGGATTCGATAAATGGCTGCTCGTTTACAAGTCACAGACCTTGATTTTGATACAATCAAAACCAATCTAAAGAATTTTTTAAGACAGCAATCAGAGTTTACTGATTACGATTTTGAGGGTGCTGGTCTGAATGTTCTATTGGATATTCTTGCATACAATACTCACTACAATGCATACTATTTGAATATGGTTGCCAATGAATCGTTCTTGGATAGTGCTACAACACGTGATGCCGTAGTGTCACATGCTAAGACACTCAACTATGTTCCTTATTCAGTTACTGCCCCTAAAGCAACTGTCAATGTAACTGTTACTTCCCTAACAACTGATGCTGATACTGCTACTCTACCAAGAGGATATACTTTCTTTTCAGAACTCGTTGATGGTATTTCATATAATTACATAACAACTGAATCAGTTACCATATCTAAAACTGGAACACAATATTTCTTTGAAAATATAGACATCTACGAAGGTCAGTTTATAAATTTTTCACAGACTTATAACTCTATCTCAAATCCCAAATCGGTATTTACTATTCCGAATGCAAACATTGATACACGAACACTCAAAGTTACTGTAACTCCCACTTCGGGAAACACCGCAGCACAGACATATAATTTAGTATCAGACATTCTTGATGTCACTGGTTCTTCATTGGTTTATTTTTTAAATGAATCTAATGATGGAAAATTTAAAGTTAGTTTTGGTGACAATGTAATAGGACAATCATTAACTGATGGTGCAATAGTGAATATGAGTTATCTCATCACATCTGGTGCTGTCTCTAATAGAGCAAATAATTTCACAGCAGGTTCAACTATTAATGGTCTTTCTACTATTGATGTGAGTGTTGTGTCACCTTCTGCGGGTGGTTCTGACCGTGAAAGTGTAGACTCAATTAAGTTTTCTACTGCATCTCAGTTTGCCACTCAAAATCGTTTGATTACATTCAAGGATTATGAGACATACATTTTACAAAACTATACTTCACTGGATTCTATTTCGGTGTGGGGTGGAGAGGATGAAGAGAAACCAGTATATGGTAAAGTATTCATTTCGTTGAAACCTAAAACAAACTACTATATTTCAGAGGCGGAGAAGCAACGAATTATCGATGAGATTATCAAACCAAAAGCAGTGGTTTCTACTGACGTTATTATTCGTGATCCAGAGTTTTTGTATTTGTTGATTGACAATACAGTGCGATACGATGCACGAAAAACATCGTTGACTGAAAGTGCGTTGAAAACAAATATACGAAATACTATTTTAAACTATAGTAATCTCTATCTTAATAAATTTTCTTCAAAGTTTGTTTTATCAAAACTTCAAAAAGCAATTGATGGCACAAACTTGAATGCATTCTTCGGAACGCAAAGTGCTCTTCGTGTTCAGAAAAGATTATTGCCTTCACTGATATCAATTAAACCATATAGTGTAAAATTTAATATACCTTTACGTAGAGGAACGATTGGTAATAGATTGACATCCACTTTTTTCAAAACTTTAGATGCTTTGGGAGTGGAACAAGAAGTTCAGTTTGAAGAGATTCCACAATCATTTTCGGGAATTTCAAATATTCAAGTCTTGGATGCTGGTGTTGATTACATTTCACCTCCAACAGTAACTATTTCTGGTGATGGTATTGGTGCAGAAGCAGTTGCGATTGTGGTCAATGGAAAAATTGCAAGAATTGAAATGGTGAATAGGGGCATTGATTATACACGTGCTATTGTTACTATTTCTGATGGTGGTGGATATGGTGCAACTGCCATTCCAGTAATTGATTCGAGAACTGGTACACTGCGAACAGTTTATTATAATCAATTATCCGAAAGACAAATTGTCAACTCTAATGCAGGAACTATTGATTATAACTTAGGAACTTTGACAATCAACGACATTAGAATTACTTCTGTCTCTTCTCCTGATGGATATATTCGATTTACTATACAGGCAGAAAATACAGTGGTTAGCACCAATAGAAATACCATTATAACTATTGATGGTGATGATCCGACTTCCATTTCAACTGTAATGATTTCAGAGCAATAATGAGTAATCTAAAAACTTCGGTTCTTATAAGTCGGCAAATCCCTGAGTATATTAGGGATGAGTATCCTACATTTATAAACTTTGTTGAAGCATATTATGAATTTCTTGAGACTAAACAAAGTTCTGCCAACAATGACTTAGTTACTGCTGCAAAAGATTTAAGAACAAATTTTGATGTTGATGCATCTATCGACCAATTTGAAGATAACTTTTTTAATACGTATGCCAATCTATTGCCACGTGATGTGAGGGTAGACAAAGCAACATTGATAAAAAATGTTCTACCACTATACCTATCCAAAGGTTCGGAAAAATCATTCAAGTTTTTATTCAGAATGTTATTCGATGAAGAGTTGGATATTATCTATCCAAAGAATAATGTTCTTCGTGCTTCTGCTGGTAATTGGGTAGTAGATAATAAACTTCGTATCAATCAAGATATAGCAACTGTTTATACGTGTGATGGAACAGTCAAAACATTTATACTGGCACAATTTTCTAACGCCAATGATATTACTGTTTATGTAAATGGTGTGGTTCAATCATCGGGTTTTTCATTACGCAAAGAATATCGTAAGATTATATTCGACACTGCTCCTGCAAATGGTTCAGTTGTCAGGATTGTTTATCAAGCATTCAATATTGATTTGTTGAACAATAGAAAAATAACTGGAGTATCTTCAGGTGCTACTGCTATTGTGGAAAGAGCATCACGAAGAATTATTACTGACCAATTGAACTTGGGTCTTCCAATCGAATTGGTTATCAGCACAAAAACTTTATCAGGCAACTTCCAAAATGGTGAAGTTGTAAACACTGATATCGTAGATTCGAATGGTGTTTTAATTTCTGTTCAAGCCACTACGTTTTCTATCATTAGAAGAATCAATATCATAAATGGTGGTAACAGTTATAATGTTGGTGATGTTGTGGTGGTTAGTGGTGGTGGTTCGACCGTTGATGCTACTGCTATTATTGATGATGTGTTTGAAGGTTACATTGATAATATTAATGTGAACAGTGGAGGTGCAGTATTTACGGATGCATCAGGTATTAATGTGTCGGGTAATGCATCTGCTTTTCTAAGTATTGTGGTTGATGGTATAGATGTATCTGGTGCTAATGCAGGAAATGTCTATGGTATATCAACAGATACAATTTCTGATTTTCCTGGATTAAATATTTTAGCTGCCAATTATGGGTTTACTGGTCAGAAAGTTATTAACTCTAATTCTACAACACGAATATCCGATGCGCTGACATTTCAGAATCTAACCGTTGGTCCGATTTCAAATGTAAAGATTCTTTTATCAACTACACCAACAACTGTAACACCAGTGCTTGATGCTATCGGTGCTACTTATCAAGTAGCAAATAATACGGTTACTCACACTGCAAAAGGATTTGGGTCAATCGGACGATTTAAAATAAATTCTGGCGGTTCGGGATATATTCCAGGAGATGAAATAATATTTGGACCTAATCCTCGCATGTGTTTTGGGTCTGGTGCTGCTGCCGTAGTTTCTCGCACAAGTGCCACAGGTGCAATAACTCGTATTGAAGTTCAGCCACCAAGAATTGCAGGAACTGCAAACATCGTTTCTACCAATGCATATGTTACAGGAACAGGAACATTTTTTGGCAGTGAGTTAAAAGTCAATGATAGGGTCGTTATTAATAATGAATCTCGTTTTGTTGATACAATTTATTCCGACACATCGATGCGTGTCAATGTCGCATTCTTAACTACTGCAACAAATAGAAATGTTGGATTGTATGATAAACTACCTTTGGGTGGTATAAATTATGTGGCAAACAGCTTTCCCGCAGTAACGGTATTATCACCCACTGGCACTTCTGCCAACATTGAAATATTTTGCTTGGCATCGGATGGTGAACAATTATCTGCTGCTAATTCGATTGCTCAACCAGGATCAATTCTAAGTGTAAGGATTATTAGTCCTGGTTCTGGATATCAATTCTTGCCGATTGTAGATTTATCAGGCAAAGGCAGTGGGACTGCTACTGCTAATGCTGAGATT